ATGCCTGATACAGCCATTATGTTCCTATCTTTTTAATTCTTATATCAGCCCCTTTTATATAAGAAGAAAACATATTCGGTAAAATAAAAGGAAATACTCCATGTATAATTAATCCAATCATGACCAGCATTCCTCTTATACTTTCAAACCATGTAAATATTAAATGTCTTATATAATTTAATTTTACATCTCTTAAATGTTTTAAATTCATGATCATATCTTTACTCCATATCTATTGTAGATTCTCCCCAATCTGAGGGTCTACAATTACATTCATCACATTTACATACTTTATCATTTTCATGAAAAGTACACATCATATCGCAATGACAGGGATGTTCACAATGAATACATACTTTATTTATATCTTTAGACATTTTTCACAACGACATAATTTACATATTTCTATCTGTTCTATTTCAGCATACCCTGTCAAATTTTTAATTAATGGTATTCCACAATGAGAACCATGTCCACAATTTCTACATTTTACTTCCATAAGTATCTCTAAATTTTAAGTGTATGTAATTACAAAGAGCTTGAAAGTACTCATTCCAAATTTCATAGTCCTTTTCTTTAGGTTTAGGAATACTATAATCTATCTTAGTATAATCGTCAACCTTTTCTTTAGTCATACGAAGCAGCAACCAGAGCCGCACCAGAACGATTTATCTTTCCTTTACCTTTACCCTTACCCCACTTACCGTAGGATTCATTTCGACTTGCCTTGAGTTGTTTCTTGGTCCGTTTCTTCTTGACTCTCATTGCAATTGATTCATCCTTACGAGCTTTGTAGCCTTGTTTCTTCTTGCCTACTTTACCCCCCTTCTTAGCATATGTAATTTCCTCATGTATACGCTTCTTAATTTTAGATTGGGGCTGATGAAGATCTTTTCCACCAGAACGCATTTCAGCAGTATGTAATCCTACCTGTTTCATTTTCCCTCCTCCTGCTTTCTTAACTATTCCACCTGTTTTTCTGGCACTTTTCTTTTTCCATTCTGTTGGAGATGCTAATTTTCTACGAGCATTTAAAAGCTGTGTTAATGTAGCTTTAGGATTTCCTGTTTTTTTCCTAAAATCCGCTAAATCTTTCTTTGTAACAGCAGCTAATTTTTTACCAGCTTTATTTATAAAATACTTTTTACCCATTTTTTTAGCTTGTGCTACAGTTCTAGGTTCCCCTTCAAATTTCTTTTTAGCTACTTTCTTTACAACTTTAGGTTTAACTTTAGCTATTTTCTTCACAACTTTAGGTTTAACTTTAGCTATTTTCTTCACAACTTTAGGTTTAACTTTAGTTACTTTTCTTGAAGGACGTTCTGGTGAAGCTGTTGCTTCTAATGCCGCCTGTCTCTTAACTTCAGCAGCTTTTTCTCTGACTTTCTTCTTAGCAGCCACATCTCTTAAAGCAGCCATACTTTTTCCTCTTGTAATAGAAGTATCTCCAACATCACGTAAAGTAGGTTTCTTTTTAGCTTCGGCAGCTTTTTCTCTGACTTTCTTCTTAGCAGCTACATCTCTTAAAGCAGCCATACTTTTTCCTCTTGTAATAGAAGTATCTCCAACATCACCTAGAGTAGGTTTTTGTCTAGGTTTTATTGGTGCTTTTCTTGTTAATGATTTTTGTAAATGTGGAAATTCTGCTATATCTTTCTTACGTTGATCTTCTCGCAATCTTGCTGTTTCAGCAGCCCTACGTTTTCTAGCATCTTCCTCAACTATTCTATTTCTAAGAGCAGCCGCTTCTCTCTGTGCAGCCATTGTTCGTATATTACTGGGAGACAATCCTTTAACATCCCCAAATTCTAATTCCATAGATGGAGAAGTTTGTGTAGCAGTTCGTTGTGGAGGACCACCAGCCATGCCTGAAGGAGTTACCCTTCTAGCTGCTCTAGGAGATCTAATAGTTGTTCCGGGTTTATCTACAAGGTTTCTTGTTGATTGAGGAACTATCCTTTGTCTAGGATTAAGGTTTCTAGGTGAAACTTCGGATGGTGTTCTATTAACAGGCTCATTTATAGTAGTAGATAATCTTTCTTGTATTATTCTATTTCTATCTTCTGGCCTTAAAGATTCCCATTCTGCCCTACGTTGAGCAATAGCCTCATCTTCACCTGCATTTGCTTCACTAGGACTTAGAAAAGAGGTAACTCCTGCTGTAATCGGATTTAACATTCCTAAAACTTCGGCTACATCCCAACCACTTACATTGTCCCAAAAAGATTTATCAGCCATAATAATCTCCCTTAATACATTTTATGGGAATATATAGAATTATTTCCATATCCTCGTAAAGCTTTCCCAACTCCACGTACTGGCCCACCTTTATTACGTTTAATTAAACCTCCTCGTTTCTTTTTAGTAGCTCCTTTTCTTTCTTCCATTATTTTTTCATAATTTTGTTGATCAGTATAAGTTAATCCAGCTTCAGAACCTTCTCTCATATTTAGTACATGAGTTTTCCATGCACCTTCTGATCCTTTTTTACCAAAAGCCTCTTCTCCTCCACGACTTTTAACCCACTTTGCTTTTAATTTTTGTTCAAAAGTTTTAGGTTTAGCAACATTAGGTCTATCTGCTTCATCCTCAGTTGTAGTAAGTCCTGCACCGGGATAATCAGCTTTAGGAGGCTTTTTCTTATAAGTTGGTTTTCTTTGAGGAGGACCACCAGCCATGCCTGAAGGTTTAGGTTTTTTAGTAGTAGTAGCCTGTGCAGTCTGATCAGATTTAGGTTTCTTTCCAAGTGTTGAAAGTCCAAGTCCTGTTGCTAGAATAGGAACTATAGCTTTTTTACTAGCTAATTTACGCAATTTACCTTTAGGTTTAGGTTTTCCTTTCAAAGATAATGGAAGGGGTTTTCCAGTTCCAGTTTTTGAAACTGCTCTGCGGCCAGAAACAACTGGTAGTTTAGATTTAGCACCACCAGTAGTAACCTTTACATTACCAGCAGGTGATCTACCTCCTCCACCAGTAGTTTTTATATTCTTTGCGCTTATTGTATATTGAGGTGTCTTAGGCTTGGGTTTTACAACCTTGGGTTTTATCTTTGCTAATTTATTATATTCTTTAGTAGTTACTTTTTTACCTACATTTTGAGCCGTTGCTTGCCCTTTTGTAGGTATTTTTTGAGCTACTCCTCTTGAAATTAACTTATCTGCTTGAGGTTTAGTAACAAGCCTAACAACTCCTCTAATTAAAACTCCAATCATAACTAAGCCTCCCCATAAGAATTGTCTTTATCAGACTTTTCTATTTTAAAGGACTTGCCTTGCTGATAGTCCTCATCAACAACAACATTCTGTGGCTTACCTACTACTGATGGTCCTTTTCTGGCCGCACCAAATCCCTGTCCAGTAGGCTTACCAAGTATTTCATTCAGCTTTGCTGGACGCTGTAATAACGTATGTGGTCCTAATCCCATTTTAACCTCTCCTTTTTTTCTTCCGTAATTTTTGTAATGTCAAAGCAAATCTGGCTCTTTGTCCTTTTTTACCGGGAGCTTTCGCTGCCTTTTTTAAAACTGACTTAGGGATAGTTTTTCCCTTCTTGATACCAAGAGATTTACGTAATGATCCCGGTTTCTTAATCGCCTTCTTAATATCTAATTTCTTTTTCTTCTTAATCCTGCCGCCTCTTTTTAATCCCGGCTTCATAATCTCCTGTCGTATACTTGCTCTGTTGACCATTAACTAGCTCCTTGGGTGATTGTATCAGGACCGCCAGCAGGTGATGCAGCAACTTCCATATCATCCTGTCTGGTCCTTCTAGCCTGATTGCGTAGTGCTGCTATAGCTGTTTGATACTGTGTCTGCCATACTGGAAGTGTATTCCAATCTTTCATAAACATGGTAGCTTCCACCATACATCCTGCAAAGAGAGCATCATAACAATAATTACTAAAATAATTCTCAGTAGTTACACTTGTTCCTGTAGCAGAAGACAAAGGCAACGGTCTGGAAACTGTCTGTATTTCTCCTGTCAGAGTAGACGCAGGAGTTGGTACTATATAAATTGATGAATTAGTTTTTCTGGAATAGTATCTGGGTGTGCCTACGGAAGCACTGGCATAAGGCCAGAAATCTATGGCATACTCATATGTTCTTTGCAGAAGACTTGTCTTGAGACTAGACACACTGGTAGTGTAATTCACATTACGAATAATATGAACTCTATCATTTAAACTGACAACAGGATTACTAACACTAAGAGTTATACTACCAAACTCATCTAGTCCAACATCATCCAGATCTTTTAAAAGTCTTAGTTCTGTACGATCCACAAAGAAAGATATTGCACTGGCAAATTCGGTAGACTCATTCTCAGAAGTTTGAATAACATCTGTTTTAAGATATGAGTATGCAACCATACTAGCCCAAATACAATGTAATCGTAGGAGCCATCGTTCCTGTTCCAGATGTTGCAACACTTACAACTCCATGAACACCGACTCCCATATCTCCTATATACTGATCATTAGAATCAGTTGCTCCTACACGATACCGAATAGCTGTTCCTTTAGCTGATCTATTTGTAATCTGTT